CTCTTCTTTATTCTTCAAAGCCTACGAGATGGGTGTAGAGAAATGGCAGGGAAGATCGGTAGATTGTATTTGGCTGGACGAAGAACCTAGTAGGGAGATATACTCCCAGGCAGTAACCCGTACTCTTGACAGACAAGGTATGGTATACATGACCTTTACACCTGAACACGGGATGACTGAGACAGTTGCATCCTTCATGAATAACCTTCAGGACGGACAGTCTTTAACAAATGCGACATGGGATGACGCTTCTGAGAAAGTAGAAACATTTAAAGGCAGTAAGGGGCATTTAAACGAGTCAGTAATGCACCAGATACTGTCCTCTTATTCACCCCATGAGAGGGAAATGCGGAGATATGGCAGACCATCCATTGGATCTGGCCTTGTCTTCCCAGTACAGGACGAGAAAATAATCATTGATCCTATAGCTATACCGGATCATTGGCCCAGAATATCTGGGATTGACTTTGGGTATGACCATCCTACAGCGGTGGTATGGGCAGCGTGGGATAAGGATGAGGACGAAATATACATATATGACTGTTATAGACAGTCTAAAGCTACCCCAGCAGTACATGCACAAGCTATACGCAATAGGCCCAGCTTTATCCCCCTTGCTTGGCCCCATGACGGCAATAGACGAGATTCTATGGGTAATCCTGGTCTAGCGGAGCAGTATAGGACATTAGGATGTAATATGTTACTGGACCATTTTACTAATCCCCCAGCATTGGGTGAGAAGAAAGGCGGTAACTCAGTAGAAGAGGGTCTTATGGATATACTCCAGTACATGGAGCAGGGTAAATTCCATGTGTTCTCTACTCTTAGTGATTGGTTTGAAGAGTTCAGAATGTACCACAGGAAAGGTGGTAAGGTAATTCCATTCAAGGATGACCTTATGAGTGCAACACGCTACGCAGTATTATCGAGAAGATTTGCAATTTCAGGGAGTGACCCAGAATGGACAAAGGAAATAAAGTATAAGAATTATGGCATCATCTAAAATAACAGAAGAAGAACTACTATCAAGAATCCAAGGTGAGATCACCGATGCTCTAGGGTATAGCGATGTTATATCCGAGCAGAGAGCAAAGTCTATGGATTATTACTATGGGTTACCTTTTGGTAATGAGGTAGATGGTAGAAGCCAGTATGTAGACTCCAGTGTAATGGACACAATAGAATGGATTAAACCCTCTTTAATGAGGGTATTTGCGTCTGGTGAGGAGATGGTTAGATTCAATCCTATTGGTCCAGAAGATGTCCATGCTGCTGAACAAGCTACAGATTATGTAAACTACATATTCACCAGGGATAATAATGGTTGGGAGATTCTCTATACATGGTTTACTGATGCACTCCTACAGAAGAATGGTATTGTAAAGTGTTGGTGGGATGAGACAGAAGATTGGAACAGGGAAGAGTACAACAATCTTGAGGAGATGGAGTTTACCGTTCTTCTTGAAGACGATGATGTAGAGGTTCTTGAGCATACTGCCTATGAAGAGAATGGTGGAACTTATCATGATGTGGTAATCTCTAGGAGAGTTGGTAAGGGTAGGGTTAAGATTGAGAATGTTACACCCGATGAATTCTTAATAGCAAGAGAATCTAAGTCTATTGAGGATTCTAACTTTGTTTGTCAAAGAGTTTTAAAGACAGTTTCCGAACTTAGGGAAATGGGTTATGACTTTGATGTTGATGAGTTAGGCAGTGGTGATGACATGGTTGAGTATTCATCAGAAAGACTAAGCAGGTTTGCTTACGATGATTCTGCTCGATATGAGGGGTTTGGAGATTCAAATCCAGAAGAGGCGTTAAGAACTTTCTGGCTACATGAGAGTTTCATAAGAACAGATTATGATGGGGATGGTATTGCGGAACTTAGGAAGGTATGCTCTGTAGGGGATAAGGTTCTCGCAAACGAACCAATAGATAGAATTCCCTTTGTAAGCATTACACCAGTAAAGATCCCCCACAAGTTCTTTGGTTTATCCATTGCTGATCTTGTTCTCGATATTCAGTTAATTAAGAGTACCCTGATGAGAAACCTCATGGACAACATGTACAGCCAGAACTTTGGCAGGTACGCAGTCCTTGAAGGTCAGGCAAACCTAGATGATCTCTTGACACAAAGACCAGGGGGTGTAGTAAGAGTTAAGTCACCTAACGCAATCATGCCGTTAGCAACTCCACAATTAGAACAGTCATCCTTTGAGATGCTTGGATACCTTGACCAACTTAGAGAATCTAGGAGTGGTGTAAACAAGTACAGCCAGGGTTTAAATGATAACGCTCTAACATCGCATACTACAGCTACTGCTGTTAATGCAACCATGACAGCAGCGCAGTCTAGGGTTGAACTTATTGCAAGATCTTTCGCTGAGACTGGTGTTAAAGAGCTAATGAAGAACATCTATGAATTAGTCCTCAAGAATCAGGATAAGGAAAGAGTTGTAATGCTTAGGAATAAGTGGATTCCTGTCAGACCTGATATGTGGAGAGAGGAGTATGATTGTAGCGTATCTGTTGGAATAGGGAATGGTAATAGAGATCAACAGCTTATGCACCTCACGACAATGCTTTCATTTGCCGGAGATGCCATGAGAGGTGGTTTGAAGATTGTTAATGAGAAGAACATGTATAACATGGGAGCAGCACTCGTAAAGAATATGGGCTTCCAGAATGTAGATGACTTCTTGACAGACCCAGATACAGTTCCCCCACAGCCTGATCCTAAAGAACAGTTAGAACAGGCAGAGATGCAACTGAAGCATAAAGAACTTGAAATCAAAGCTGCTGATGTTCAAGTCAAGATGCAGAAGATGCAGCAAGAAGCAGCTAAAGATTCTGTAGATACTCAGTTGAAGGTAGCAGAACTTAACCTAGAAGCTCAACAAGGGAGAGCAGTAGCAATAGGATAATTATGAATAAAGAAGAAAGGGAGATAAGGGCTAAAAACCTTCTCCAAAATGAACTATTCAACGAAGCATTTGAAGTATTAAAAAAAGAATTACTAGGACAATGGGAGCAAAGTGGTTCCCAGCATACAGATCAGAGAGAATCTATCTGGTTAGCCATAAGGCTGCTAGAAAAGATAAAGGGCCATATAACGTCAATCGTGGAAACGGGACACATGGCTAAAGTTCTTGAAAAGCAACACCCTTATATTTAGGAGGTTTATATGGTGGACAATCGAGCAGACCCACAGATTGTAGGTGAATTAGCGCAAGACCCAGGAAGCATAGGTGCAGCGCAGGAAGCATTACTTGGACTATTGGACTCTCAGGAGAAACCAGAGGAAGAGAAGGCTAAACCGTCTGAAGAAGTTACGGAAGACGTTGAACAGGAGGAACCTGAAGAGGCAGAGGAAACTGATGAAGCTGAAGAAGTTGAAGAAGCCGAAGAAGAAGATGCTGCTGATGATACAGATGAATCTGAAGAATCCGAGGAAGAAGAAGCTGAAGATGAGGAGATCGAAGAAACCGCTCTCTATACTGTAAGAGTAAACGGAGAAGATGTAGAGGTCACAGAAGACGAACTTGTTAGAGGTTATTCCAGACAATCGGATTATACAAAAAAGACGCAGGAGCTGGCAGAATATCGAAAGCAATTAGATAATGGAGCGCAACATCTCCAAGGTGAAATTGCACAGACTCAAGCAGCGCGTCAAGAGTACGTTAATGCTATGTCCCAAGCTATTGAGTCGAACTACAGTATAGCAAAGCAATTTGAAAATACTGATTGGGAAAGACTCAAGATGGAAGACAGAGAAGAATACTTAACTAAACGAGATGAGTATCGTGAGGTTCAAGATAAAATCCAAGGTCTTCAAGTTAAGCAACGTCAAGCATATGAACAGCAGCATAGAGAAACGCAAGCACAGCATCAAAGATTGTTACAGGAAGAGCATGCCAAGATGGTACAGATATTACCAGAATGGGGTGAGCCTGACACTCAGAGAGCTATTGCTAAATCTGTAGGCGAGTTTGCTTTATCCAGGGGTTACAGCCAGGAAGAGTTAAATCAGCTTGTGGACCATAGATCTATACTCGTTCTAATGGAAGCTAAAGCATTTGCAGACATGCAAGGAAAACAGTTAAAAGCTAGGGCCAAGAAAGTCAAGAACAAACCTAAAGTAGTTAGGAGTTCCGCTAAGAAAGAGAAGACTGATAGAGGCAAAGCTGTGCGTACTAAACAAATGAAACGTCTTCAGGAGACTGGTCGCGTCCAAGATGCAGCAGGTCTGTTTGAAGATTTTGTCGAAATATAATAATAGGGAGTAAATTTTTATGGCAATTTTAACGAACTCTAGGTCAACCTTTAGTGCCGTAGGCATCAGGGAAGATCTGAGTAACATTATATACAATATATCACCAATGGACACACCGTTCCTATCGGGCGCTGGTCGTGGCACATGTGATAACACTCTGTTTGAGTGGCAGACAGATGAGCTAGCGACTCAGGCTGCTAACCAACAGCTCCAGGGCGATGTACCGGATGCTCTAGCTGTGGCAGAAACGGTCATGGCGCAGAACCAAACGCAGATCAGTTTCAAAACCGTGGCAACCACGGGTACTGCTGAAGCGGTGGATTTTGCTGGCAGACGCAGTTCGCAAGCCTACCAAATGGCTAAGAGGGCCAAGGAAATCAAGAGGGACATGGAATTCATGTTGACTGGTAACTCTGTTCGTGTAGTGGGTGGTACATCTACTCCACCGAAGACCGCTTGCCTACAGTCTTGGTTGGGTGCAAAAACCACAGCTACGTCTAATCTAATAGATGCTGGCGATTCT